ATACCGAATTTCACGATAAATATAATAGATAACTATAATAGGATAATATATATTTGACACAGGTGGGAATGAAAAATATACAAAAAGATATAAGATTATTAAAACCTTATAAAGAAGTGGTTTATAAATAATATCAGCAACAAGAAATCCACCAACGCGTAATAAAATAGCATATTTTATCACTGTTCTTAGAACACGTCCCACAAACTTAGAAGCGTCTCTTATATCATCAGCCCATCCACGATTTAGTTGTTCTTGAACGGCAGCATCTTCTGCTGATTGTTTTTCTTGCACGTCCTTATTAATTGTCTTTTTTAAGACACTTGTATCAATTATTGCTGGTGTTGGTTCTGGTGTTGGTACTGGTTCTGGTGTTGGTACTGGTTCTGGTGTTGGTTCTGGTGCTTCAGCTGCATCTTCTGTCTTTGTTTCTTTTGTCTCCTTTGCATCTTTTGTCTCCTTTGCATCCTTTGTTTCCTTTGCTTTTGCAGGTTCTGTTTCTTTATTGCTTTCTATTTTTTTAGATTTTAAAGAATCATTTATATCAACAAACCCTTGTGTTTCACTATCACCTTCCCTAATTGTTTGCGCAGTACCTTCTTTCAAAGCTTCTTCAAGTCTTGCTACAATTTTCTTTGCATCTTCGATGGAAGGAAGAGCCTTCATTGCTGTATTAAGTTCCTTTGTCAAATCTTTTGTTAATTGTTCAAATGTTTCTTTCTCATATGTCTGTCGTTTCGTTACTTCTTTTACACTTAATTCAATATTTGCATTCCACCATTTCTTCTCCGTATCAAAGAATGTTTTCATAGGTCTAAGCTGCCAGTATGTAAGTCCTGCATCATAATATACATCCTTTGTTTTTTCAAATATATTACTTAATAATATTACAAGAGCTCGAGCAAACTTTCGTAAGGGTTTTGATTTTTCCAGTTCCTTAGGATCTGTCTCCTTCGGAGGAGGAGTTGCAAAATAAGATGACACCGAACTTGTATAATCATCTATTTTTTCAAAGAACGACATACTTCTGCCTTTATCTATTATATTTTACTTCATCAGAATGACGGGGGCATTGTCAGATTGGATTGTGGTTATTCCTTCTTACAATCGCGTTGATACATTAAAAGAAAAAACTCTTACACTTTTGCAAGAGTACAAGATACCTGCTTCAAAAATATATCTCTTTGTTGCGAATGAGGAACAAAAGAAGCTCTATGAGGCTGGACTTGAGAAAGGATCCGTTGGACATATCATAGTCGGTGTAAAAGGGTTGGCTGAGGTGCGCAATTTCATCTTTAAGTACTTCCCGAAAGGAAAGCGTCTGGTATGCATGGATGATGATATTCGCGGTCTTATTGAATATGATTCTTCAGCGAAACGTCATGAACGCCGGCTTGTAAGTCTATCTGGCGTATTCAATCGTGGCTTTGAAGAATGTAAAAAAGCAGGTGCAAATCTTTGGGGAATATATCCTGTGGCCAACGGATTTTTCATGAAACCCACTGTGTCAACTGAGTTGCGCTTTATTATTGGAAGTTTCTGGGGCTGTATCAATCCTGGAAATGATGCGAAATATCTTTTAAAACTCGATAGTGAGAAAGAAGATTATCAACGCACCATACAATTCTGGGAGGCCGATGGTGTAGTTGTACGTCTTAATTTCGTGTCAGCCAAGACTGCGTATTATAAGGAACCTGGTGGAATGCAAGAAGGGGATCGCGTCTCGAAGCAAAGAAAGACAGTCAAGGCCATGTTGAAACGTTGGCCGCAGTATATCAAAATGAATCCTACAAGGAAATCTGGATATCCTGAAATTAAATTAATAAGTCCCAAGGATGAAAAAAGAACAACACGTAAAATTCGCAAGTCTTAGAGCGCATACTTCAGATCACCCATACCCGACTCCACGATATAGAAGTTAATATTTTCAACATAGAAGTTAAAGCTGTAAATATAGGTTGAGTCTGGAGGCAAAGGATAGACCTGCAAATCAATTTGGAATTTGCGAATGGCGCTGCTATTGATAGAGCCCGCCGGTTGGCTGGTGGGACTATGGAGTTCAAAGGAATATACAGGCAATCGGCGATTTGCGCCACCATCCAAGTACTTCCATGGTGTGAGGTTTGTGTAAAAGGAGTTTGGTTTGAGTTCCTGGAGTTGATTGCCATTCGATAGAATTCGTAGTGCCTGTATGATATCGAGTTGGCCAGCTGGGACAACAAGTCCAGTTGCATTCTTCATCTCCACGAAACTGCTGTTTGATGGGACATTGGTAGGAATCTTAGGACGGTTCGGCCAATCCCACCAATTCGTAAAATTCGACGCATTGTTTCTGTAAATCACGGAATCAGAACGACGCGAAAGCATAATAATTCTTGTTATAGGATTATGAATATCAAGTAATAGGAGTTGATTATTAACAATTTCCGGAAATGATACAAGTGTTACCTGTCGTGTAAGATACATGAGAGGAGTACTTGCGAATACGTTTTGCTCTTTTTGTGGTAGGAAGACATAGGTTGTATGAAGTGTTGGATTACATGCCCATGTATTAAGAGGGGGTGGTGTGTAATTAATATCAGTAAAGAAGTTGCGAATTTGCATGCTGTTATCCGTGGTCGGTACGTAATCAGGAATGTTTTTCTGTATTGACTTGGTGGGTGTCAAGACACGAAAATTAGGAGACATTCGGAATCCTGATGCATCCAGAACTGTATACAATTGCTGTGAGGGTGTCAAATTAATAGTGACATCAATAGTATAATATTGGAGTCCAATCAAAGGAAGAGCCTGACCCTCCTCCGTGAACCAGAATGGCAAGGGGACATAGACAGTGGTTGCCGGAATTGAGGGATTGTTTGTCTGGCCAGTTGTCGGTGTTGTATCGTCTTGGTAGACCGTAGGATACTCACCCCCTGTTGCCGTACGATTACCATATATACCGTTTGCAGGATCGTACATTTCTGGCACGTCACCAACAAGTTGTTGCCATTTCTCGAACTTATCTTTCGGATAGTCAATGAGCGCCTTTGACATCAAATATTCGCCGGTGAATTCTTGCACCTTGTTCGGTCCACTTGTAATATAGACAGACTGGATCGCTGCAGCTCCAATATATCGAACCCATTGAAACTCTGTCTGAGTCCTTGGTCCTGTCACAAAATTAGTCGGTCGGTTCTTGCTATAAATAGCGGGAATGTCAAAGGAGAAATACATATCACTCAAAAGATCTCCTGTACGATCAACACGTGTACGTAGCTGTACAGTTGTATCATATGGATAGTCTGTGGGACCATCCATAAGTTTTGATGTAGTTTCCAATGAAAAGTGGGTATATTTCTTAAAAAGCTTGTAAAAATAGGTCATATCGGGGTTGCCCGATAAGATCACATTTTGTGCGCCATATGCGACAAGCGAAACTAATCCCCCACCAGGCATTCTTCTGACTGAGTAAGACGAAAGCTCTTAGCCCTTTTGTTCCGTCCACCAGCTGTCAATCAAATAAGGAGGGACGGTCATATCATTGTCCTCGAAAACAGAACTGGGACCCATTCTCAACATCTCCTGTATCTCGGAGTATGTGATTGCATAACTGAAATAATACAGGTTGCTCACAAATCCTGAGAACTTGCCATTCACAATAAAGGATTCTCCAGGAGGAACACCCCTCTTATTTGCTGTTGTTCCATTGCTATTGTCATAGTTGGCACCGACGAGTTTCGCAGTCGGGAACAGAACAAGCGGCTGGTAATTCTGATAAGGCAGAGTTCCATTAAAGGATACCTTATTGGCCATATTACCATTAATGTAGACCTCCATGGAATTCTTGCGGGCAACGAGTACAAGATGAAACCATTTCTTAAAAGGAATTTGCTCAACATCGATCGGGTTGAACCATGAATCATAGGTATTCATCATGATACGAAGAGTGGGAGAACCATTGGAAGTGTTAGATGATGATACGAAGACACCAGGACCCAGTAGAGGTACGGGGCCATTCACATAGCCCTTGTGGAAAATAGACTTGTAACCCGCTGAACCATCGTCAGTATCGGGAGATATATAGATAAATGACGAATATGAGAATTCGATGCCGGTTAACTGATTATCGGAAATAGGCATCGGCACATAGTTCTTGGCGGTTGGATTATTGCAGTCCTGTAAGAATGCCTTAGGGTCGCTGGTAGATGCTGCAGTCGATGGTAAAATAGGGACGCGAGCAGCAGCATACGCCTTTCTCAAATCACCTCCCTTTTCTACGCCCCAATATGTAAAGAATACAAGAACTGCTATACCAATTGATATAGCAACCTGAGGAAAAATTCCTTGTGCAGGTAATTGTTCCATTCTAACAATGCTGAATTTAATGCGTTGGAATATAAATCCTAAATATCAAGATATCAAGGATTTATTTTTAGTATAAGCTACTTACTGCACATTTATAGCTACTTTAGGAGCTGTGCTGAAAAATCCCTTGATCCAGGCCTTCAGATCAAAAGGACCAGCGGGTCCGGTTTGATATATAGACCAAACGGCGTCGGGTGCTAGTGCATAATTATAGAAATCTGTGGTTGCGAAATATCCCTTTAGATTCGTGCCATTGTTTGCCCCCAAATATGCATCCGCTGCTCCCTTGGCATTACCAAATCCATAGGGAGAGCTGTATACACAAGAGCGCGCCAACTTGCCGTCAATATAGACATCAAGAGTGCGCCCATTTGCGACCACCGTAATCAATACCCAGCGCTGATATTCAATGCCATTTATGATATCACAACGATCACTGGAAGTATATTTGGTACCTGTATTATACTTTGTAATCAAATCATTGAGAGACTTGGCAGGAGTCTTATTTTGTATGGAAGGCTTTCCATCACTTGTTGATTGGCGCACAACTAAGGACGCATTTGTGGGATTCAATCCAACGTATAGGAGAGTATCACCGCGATTACCAGCAGTTGCATTAAATCTGTCATCACTGATCTCAAACAGACTTGCAAGATTGGCTCCGCCTGATTTCTGGAATCCCTTCGTATCCTTTATATACACCCACATGCTCACGGAGTACTGGCCACCATTCTCAAGACCATTCATACTCACTCTCTTCGCATATGTCTGAGGCTTTGTCTTTGTTGCATCTTTATCAGCTGCCGCATTGTTAACATCGGTGGGGAGATTTCCTTGTAATATAGGAATTGCCATATTCGAAGAACGAAAGAAATAAGTATATAAGTAATATAACAGGAAAAGAACCAATATCATTATGATAAGTCCAGCTATACGCATTCCCATATCAGAAGCACCGGTCGCCCTTCGAACTCTATTAACGGCGCTGTTCATTCTGTAAAATGGGGATAGTTTTCTCAAGCGACCGAAGTATCGTATACAGTAAAAGGGTTCCTCGGTTTTACATTAGGAAGACTATTGCAGTTACCAAACATACACCCATGATTGAAAACATTGTAATTTGTAGTATCTTCTTTGTAATACGGTACACCGCGAGGATTTACCAGCTTCTCTACATCATTTAACACATCGGGTGCAAAAAATGCTTTGGTATATCCCATGAATAGACCCACCTGTCCTTGCCATTTCTTGTTTCCAACTGTCCATCCCAAACTTGCATCAGGAGTTATAGGGATATAGTCAGTCAATTTACTAACCTGAAGAGTTGCGCCGTAGTAAACGTCAAATCGTCTACCTTCTTTTACTATCGTGATTACAGTCCATTTTTGTAGAGGAATTGCCGGGAGCGATATGCTTTCCATGTAGTGAGAGGAAGAATCAGAACCAGTTCTTATTTTAAGAATTGCCGGAACGTACGGTTTATCATTCTGGCTCGTATATCCTGATGCCCAAAGTTGGACATAGTCGCCCAAGCCCATGAGTTGCGTTAGATACTCAGAATTCTGGATTGAACAATTCTGGCAATTTCTCCCTACACATTTGCACGAAGTGAATGAATAATCATCGCATTTAGGGGCAAATTTATTCGTTTCTGAACCAGTTACAGTAATACAGTCAACCTTGGCAATTGTTTTCGGAGCAGAAAGAACATTGATGGCGAATCGTAGAGTACAAGGTCTTGATGACCATGCAAATTCATCATGTGTTAGTGTTCGTTGATCAGGTATAGATAAATCATAGAAGCCTTTGGTTCCTTGAAAGGGTTTCTTAGAAAGATTTATGAAATATAGGGTAATATATATGACTAAAAGCATACATATTACAAAAATTACCGACTGTACTATCATTCTAACGTTAATTGTCAAAATTAAGAATTAGGATAAGCAAACAGATTCTGCATCTTTGCCTACATTAAAATCACTTTCTAATGCAAGAGCCGGCTGTGCCGCAACAACTTCTGTATACGCAATTGGCCTCTGCCACAAATTGAAATTCTGTAAATATACAGATTTGGACGGCGCATTCGCCCAATCGGGTGCTAGATAGAAAAACTGGTTTCCAGTCAAAGATGTATAGCGTTTCGTATTCGCTCTGACACCTCCAGGTACTATGGTCTGAAAGGTTTGTTTTCCATTGAGATACACATTAAAAATCTTATCTTCCACTACAACTGATATACGGAATGGTGTAAAAAGAGGTACGTTTTTAATATAAGGAATACTATATCTTGTTCCTTCACTGCCACAAAAGAATGTGACCGTTAAATCATTTGTACCTGTAAGATACATAATCATAGAAGAATGATTCGACATATGTTCTATAAAATCATCAATTGTGATAGCATTTGTTGTAGAACCAGGAAGATCCGTCTGTGGGCGAGTTGCCTTGGTCGGTGCAGGAATTGACGCCGATTGTGCATTTGATTTATAGAGTATGAGACGAGTATTGGAATTCGTATTAGGGACTTGGGTAATAAATAAGTCTACGCAAAATGTGAAATTGTTATTAAAATTATAAGTATAAAGAGCATCATTTAATTGGGGAACTGAGTTATATGGATTCGGTTTATTCTTATTTGTCCAATATACAATATTATCATTTTGCGCTGGAATGACTAGAATACCCTTTGATCCTGGTGTAAAAGAGAATATTGGCTTATATACTAAATGAACAAATATTAAAACTAAGAATATTACAAAGCCGAACATTAATAGGAAATATAGAACTTTTAGCCAATAGTTTCCTGAAGGCAGTGACTGCATTGATTGCATTGATTGGGACCAGGACGTAGTGCCAGAGGATGAAAACCAGGGAGCAGAAGATGATCTTGAATTTGAAAACCAAGGAGCAGATGATCTTGCATTTCTAGACCAGGGCATAGACCAGCCACTTGTTTGAGTTGCAGTTGCAGATGAAGACAGCGGGTAAATCTGTCCAATTCCAGAACTAACTGTTTTCACGGCATTTGATGCTGCCCGTGTAAATCCTTGTCCTGCTCTCGCAAGTATTTCAGATAATTCACTTTCGCTAATATTTGCAGGGTTCGTGCCCATTCTAATAGCTAATCGTTTTCTAAATGTTCGTGTTTCTTCTTTCTTGTCTTTAAAGAA